ATTTGGCTATGGAGTAGGCCTGGTCAAAGTCGGTGGTGCCGTAGAGGGTTTGCCGCGCAGGGTCGGTGAGTTCCTGGTTGGCCGCCCAACTTGCCGTCCTCACGATAAAGGAAACATCGGCATAGTGGTGTTCCCCATCCACCGTCTCCCTATCTGCATCCTTGTAGGTGATCTCCAGCGTGTTGGCACGGCGGGTTTTGTCCCCCCACGCCTGGGTCAGTGATCCCGCCGTTATGTTGCCTTCGCACAGGAGATGAACAGGGGACTCCGCCTTATCGGGGATTGCGTAATACTTCGCCCCATACGGCATCACTACCCCCCTGCCCTCGAAGCAGATTACCCCGATGGCTTCCCACAGGGAGAGGTAGTTGTCGAACACAATGTTGAGCTTATACCCCAACCCACTCTTGAGCGAATCCACCAAATCCGCCCACGCCTTGAACGACGTGTAGTCCAGCCGGGTATAGGATATTCCGCATCCGTACCGGGGCATCGCCTCCAACATATCCGAGGGGTTGTAGCTGGGGTGGGTTGTACTCCCTTGCACCAGGAGGTCATAAACTGCCCACGCATGGTTATCGGCATCCAGCTGGCTCCATCCCAGATGTGAGGGGTAGCTCGAACCCCCATCCCTTACCCACACCTTACTCCTCTGGCAAACCGCTGTCACCTCCACATCCCCTTGGAGCTTCGCCGTAGCCAGGAGTTTTATCCCCAGGAGGGGTTCTCCGGGATAGGTGAAGTTGGCATAAACCAGTGAGGCGACGTTGAACAACTCCGCTGAATATTCGTAAACATAAAGGTTTGACGGGGTGGCTCCGTGCATACAATCATATCCCACGCGTACATCATATGCTCCCTCTGCCACATCCCATGCGTATGTCCAGTGGAAAGACGTGTTTGTCTGCTTTGTAAGCACCTCATAATAGGCTTTTTTGGACTGTCCCCACGTCTCAGTTGTTTTCTTATACCACAAACCTATACCTACCGTGTTAGATACCTGTTTGGACCCCCCGGATGAGGTACGTATCCCATACAATCCCTTGGGGAAGTAAATATCCACGTAGAGTTGCGTACCTTCCTCTACAGATATTGATGCTGTTGTGAAGTACCCAGTGGGAAAATCCTGCATCTTCCCTCTATCCGTTGGCAACTTCCCCAAATCTACCCAATGTACCACGTCCGGGGGTGCATCATCAAGTGAAGCAAGAATGCACTCATATGCGTTATCCACTCTAAATACTATCTCTCCAGGTTGAATCCAATGGTCTCTATTCGACCCCCACTCTCCAATAAACGGTTTGAGTGTCAACCCCTCATAATTATTCTGATAGGTTACATCAAACCCCTCCACCATCCCCTGCACCGCTGTCCCACTCTTGGTTTCCCAATCCACCATGTTGGTGTCGAACGATGTTATCGCGTTCCCATTCACCTCGATCTCAGTGATTGCCGCATCCCCATGTCCCACCTTCCAGAACTGCCAGGACATGGTTTTGCTATCGGTGAACAGGGGAGACTTTGCAGGTGTCCCACTGAGAGTAACGTCGTGCGAGGTGTGGGCGTGGGTGCAGATAAACGTTTTCCCATACCACCACGGCCATTTAACCAATTGTGAATCCGCAGCCCTTACTTCATCCCCCACGCTGTACGCCGTCCCCGCCGCCCACGGACTTACCGTTCTCCTATCCACCCCATGCCCTGCGAACGAATACAACACATACAACCATTGCTTGTCCCCATCCATCTTGATATACCGATTCTTGAGTACCGGCTTCACCCTGGTTTTCCCATAGATTACGGGTAGGGGTGTGCCTGCCGCCGGGGTTTTGTTCGCACTGGCATCCCACCCGTAGGATTGGCCCAGCGTGGCTTGCGGCCTCTTCACCGGAACAGAGGAGATCACAATTCCAGATAGTATGCTGAACGCCTTCACCCAAGGATTAGGCACAAACGACCCAAGTGTCGCCAGCACCTCAAGGCTATCCAATATCCCGCCCCTGCCTGCCATCAGTAATACACCCCCTCATCAACCCCAGGACTCCCCCCAAACTGGGCTGTGTTGTTGCGGTCGATACAATTCTTGAGGCTATGGTCGCATGTGGTCTGGCCATCCGGTTCAACCCCGGTGTACCGGCAAAATGCCGTAATCTCGTACCGGGTTGTCCGGTATTGGTGACGGCACAGGGCTACGGTATACCTGTCCCTGGGAAACCTACGCCCAACCGGGTCCGCCATCCCCAAGGTGAACGTGATCCACTGGTTATCCGCCGATGTTTCCAGTATGGTGAACACCTCTATGATCTCCGCCACTCCCGATGCCAACCCATCCGTGGATACCACATAAACAGTAACCGTTGCCCCTCTCAACCCATCCTTCGCATTCATCGCGGTGTTCAGTTCCGTATCAAGATTGCTCACCCTCATGTCAATCTTGGGCAAATCCCCCTTGAGACTCTCCTGCACCTCCCCAAACACCATCGCCACCGGGGAAAAGGGCTGGGATAGGAAAGTAACAGCTGCCTCGTTGAGTACCCGCCGATATACACTCCCCCCAATCCCGGTAGCGTTGATGTATGCCAGGATCAGCCAGGACTTCGCTGTAGCCACCTGATTCTTGAGTGTGGTACCGGCTGCTGTCATGGTGTGCGCCATCTCCTACACCTCCTCCATGACAAGGGTTATGGTCCACCTGGTGTTGTTGGTGTTATCCACGGGGGAGTAAGTGGGGGGTCCCTGGAACCTCACTGTAACTGATTCCGCCGCCACCGGTTCAACCCACGTAAACGATTCCCCTCCAACCCCCCGCGCTGTTACAAAGGCTTTGATGGTGTTCATGTTGGCTGTCTTGGTCATATCAAACCTGAGCCGCCACAATCTCGGGCTTCTGGTGAATCTCGCCCTCGATGTAACATATCCAGCTTCCGCTTCCGTCCTCACGGTGGGGTCTATGGCGCCGGTGAGTTCTGTGATGTAGGGGGTCTGGGCAAGCCCAGTACGTTGATAAATTGTGGGAAACGTCGCCATTACACCCCTCCCATCAGGATTTCCCTGAATCTGGGATTGCTTATTGCCTCCTCCATCACATAGTTTACCACCACCTGCCTCCCATCAAACTTCACCGCTCCCACCTGCTTCAACTCCACCGGTTTACCATTATTGCTCACGTGGATGGAAACGCTCGGGGCTGTAGCTCCTCCCCCTCCCCCGCCCTCGCGTACGCCCTCTACCAGTTTGCCAAGATCAGGCAATTTAAAGGGGACGATTTTCTCTATAACGCGGGTGTCGGTGAGGGTGTGGGTGTTAGTTGTGTTGGTGAGGGTATGGGTGATATTCTTGATCCTCTCCACGTTGTTGATCGTGTTTCTGGTAAAGGTATTGGCCACTGGTACAACCTTCTGGATGACCTTTTCCACTATGTTGGGGGTTTTGGCTTTTGCCTCCCCTACACCTGTGCTGGGGAGCGGTATAATCCGCTCAACAATCTCATGTTCTCGCTCAGTCAACCTCTCCGTAACCTTCTCTTTCACCCCCTGTACAATTTTCTCCACAGTGTTGGTGGTAGTTTGGATGGTGGTGTTTGTTACTGGTACAACTTTTTGTATAATCCTTTCCACTATGTTGGGGGTTTTGGCTTTTGTCTCCCCGCCCCGTTCTCCCATCTTGGGAAATGGGATAACTTTCTCCACCACCTCTCGTTCCATCTCCACCAACTTCTCTGTAACCTTCGGCACTACCTTAACCCTCTCCACCAGCTTCTCCGTAACCTTCTCTCTAGCTCCTTCTGTTATCTTCTCCACCCTCTCCACCACGATCTTTCCCCCAGCAGTATCCTCAAGAGCAGTTCCACCACCCTCTGTTCTGGGGGGTTGCTTGGTTCCGTAATTCACCAATCCCTCAATATTGAATATATTCCCAAACCCCCGGATCAACCCAGAAAAATCTCCACCCAAATAATACCCAGTTGTTCTCCTTCCCAATGCATTTCCGAAGAGGGCGTTGAACATTGTGTTGGCCGCCATCTCCGCTACCATCCTGCGGAAACTAGCCAGGATGCTCTGGAAGACGTTGTCCATGAAGGTTACAAAAGAGCTTCCTTTGGTCATGAGATACTCGAAGGCATCCGCTATCGAATCCTTCACCTTTGTCACCCCAGCAATCATAATGTCCGACAGGGATTGGTAGTTTGTCATAACCGCCTGTATCGCCTCGTTCCAGTTGTCGGCGAAGTACCCGGATACATCCCGTACCACCGCCTTAACCCGGTTCATGAAGATGGGACTGGTTGGCCCCTCCAACCAAATCCTGTACTGATCCACTGGCATCGTTGTGGGAAATGGCGAGGCAGGAACTGTGGGTTTGGTGCGTTCCACCGCCGGTGTCGCGTTGAACGCTGTGTTCATATCCCCCAGAAGTTTCTTAAACTCCTCCATCGCCTTTACCACGGAGTCCGGGACCAACCCGGTGAACTTCTTCACTATGAAGTCGATGTCCTCAGTGAAGGTATCCTTGAGAGCTTTCCCCGCATCCCCCATCCAATCCATCATTACCTGTGTTCCGGTTTTCACTGGTACGATTATATCCCGTATTGTATCCTCCGGGTTCTCCTTCGCCCATTTCACCAGAGTTGATAGCTCCTGTAAAAATGGGGGAGCATTCTTCTTCCCACTCACCCCCATATTCTCCCGCTTACCGTAGTAATAATCCGCCGCCTCATACAACGCCCTGCTGTGTATCAAGGTATCCCTGATTCCTTCACGCAATCCCTTTGTATTATTTTCGGTAAAGGCTTTGACTAGGGCATCCCTGGTTTCTTGCGCGACAACATCTCCTTCGTACTTTCCCAACAGGGTTAACTCCATCTGCAAAACCAGTTTATCCATATTGAGGTTCTGTCCCAACCTCCCCAACTGGTTTATGGTATACGTGACCGCTTTGGTTACCCCGTTGATGAGTGTTGTAACAAACCCCCAAACGTCCTCAGTGAGAAACTCGAACACCGCATGTCCCACATCCCTCATATGGAGGAAGTTCTTTGTCCACACGCTCTGCAACATAAACACCCCAGCCAGCACCTTCCCTAGCGGAGATAGCAGTGCCTGCATCAACATCACCAACCCACCGACAACCCGTGCCACCACCGCAAATGCCGCCACCTTCACCGTAAGTACCAGGAACCCCTCCACCATCTTCGCCAAATCCTTCGCCAGCGCCAGCACCTTCTCCCTGGCTCCATCCAACTTCTTTGTCCACTCATCCACCCTATCTATGGCCACCTTGATTGCAGCCACGATGTTCGCCGAGAATGCCCCCACAATGTGCCGCTTGAGCGCATCCCATGCCTCCCTCAGCTTCTCCAGCTGGCTCTTCATCGCCCCCATCTGTTTTTGCGCCGTGGCTGCCGTTACCCCTACAGCCCCGGCAATCTCCGCCGAATACGCCCTTATCCCATCCGCTCCCTTCGCAAACAATGCAATCATGGTGGAAAGTGCGCGTTGGCCAAACAGAGTTTTGAGGGTGAAGTTTCTCATCTCCTCCCCATACCCAGCCGTCTTTCTCTGTATCTCCTCAATAATATCCACCAGGGGCCGCATCTTTCCACTCAACCCGTACACCTGGATATTAAGTTCCCTCAACAGCCCCCGCATTGCCACCGTGGGGGTAGCCAGCTGGGTCAAACTATACCTGAGCGCCGTCCCCGCCTTGCTTCCCCGGATACCGGCGTTGGCCGCGATCCCCAACATGGCTGCGGTGTCCGCCATAGTATTGTTGAACGCCGCCGCAGGTTCCGCCGCATACGAGAGGCTCACCAGAAACTCATGGAGATTCATTGTAGAGGAGTTCACCGCCTGAGTCATCATATCCGTCACGTGAGAGGTTTCGGAGAAGGTGATGTTGAACGCATTCATCACATTCACCGTACCCTCGGTGGTCTGCTCCAGATCCTCCAACATTGCCTTCGATGCTGCTGTGACCGATGGCATCGCCTGCAACTGCTGGGCTGCCGTCAACCCAGCCCTCCCCAGGAACAAGAAGGCATCGGCGGTATCCCGTGCCGGTTCCCCCCACTTTTTCGCTGCGGTTTCTGCTTCAATCGTCATGTCGTGGAACTCAGCCTTGGTGGTTTTGGTAACGGATGTCGCCTTAACCATCCGTTGCTCAAACTCCCCAAAGTTGTCCACCATCCCCTTGATCTGCCACGTCATCAACCCCGCCACTGCAACCAACGTTGTGGCGACCAGTTGCGCCCCATACCTGGCCCTGGTCATGGATGTTCCAATCGAGTTGAAGGCATTGGTTCCAGCCCGCCTCACCGTCTCGAACGCCCCCACGTGATTGCGTGCCGCCTCCCTGGCTGCCATCTCCTGCATCCTGTACCCATGCCTTACCTCAGCCAGTTCCCTTCTTCCCCTACCCCTGACCTCCTCCGTCACCGCCGCTGTCTGTTGCCGTGCTGCGGCTGTGGCATTGGCTACCTGGATCGCCCCGCTGGTTTTTGCCGCAACCACTGATTCCGCCGCTGTCCTCCTCGCTTCCTCCACGGCGAGTTGGGCATTGGTGCGGATGTCCTGTCTGGCTTGGGCCATGTTCACCACCCTGGCGGCGGCCTGGTCTCTCGCGGTGTTCTGGGCTGCCGTCCTCAACGACGCCACGGTAGCGGTAGCGGCTACGTTGAGTTGCGTCCTCGCATTCGCCGCGAAGGTGTCAAGTAACGTCTGGGCTGTCCCCAGTTTCTTTACCCAATCACTGATGTCCAGGTACAGGTAACCCTGCGCTGCTCCCACATCGTAACCCATATCACCCTCCGCCAACCATCTTCAAAAAATCCCATTCCTCCTGGGCCTTCTCCTCCGCACTACGCTCATCCAGAAGCTCATGGGTAATCCTGGTGAACTCCGCGCCCTCCGCGTTGAACCCCACCCTCACCGCGTACATCAAATCCCGCATTCTTTCCCGCCTCAGCCTATCGCCTGCCCTGATCCAGAACACCCTCCCCCTCTCATCCATCTCCTCCCACTCATTCCACGTGAACATTCCCGGAAAGGCAGAGATTACTTCGCAGTACTGGTATCCTCTGCCTCCGGCAAGTTTTTTACCGGTGTACTCAACTGGGCAGTCACCTGATCCATGACGAACTTGAGGGCAGCCATAATCACCCGGATGTCGGTATCAGCAAAGGTATCCGCTTTGACCCCAAGCATCTTTGCCAACTGTTGTCCTCCCGCTCCCGCATCCTCTCCCGCTGTGTCAACCTTCAACATATCGGAGGTAATCTTCCCCACCGTATACTCCACCCCCTCCACCACCACCGCGATCTCCTCAAACACACCCTTCACCATCTTGTCCACATCCAACCGAGCCATAACTCCTCCTTCTGGTTACGGGTGGGGGTAGTCCCCTACCCCCATCCCCGTAGGTTTACGTAGCAGCCCCATTCACCTTCCCCACGCTCCACAGTTTCCGCGTGGTGGCGTCCGGGAATGCCTTGAAGGTAACGTTGTACACCCGCTGATCCTTGTTGTTGTAGACGAGATCGAAGCTGACCACCGGGTATGCGTGGTCGATCCTCAACCAGCTGCCGTTACTCGCAACTGCTCCGGCGACAATGGGTTTGACGAACAGCGGAAGGGTACTGTCGTACATATTGTTCCCCATCGCGTTTGCCTTCACTGTCACGTTACCGGACGCCCCACCCGAATTACTCCCTCCCGCGATAAGGGAGGTCAACTGAGCGAGGGTGATCCGGGTAAACGGAGCCGTCAACTCGCACGGCCCCATTCCCGTAAACACCCCATCCACAGGAGTTGTCCCGAACGCGGACTCGAATACCTCCGCGAACTGGGTGTCGAACTTGAACCTCACTTCCTCCCAGAACGACCCCAATGTGGTTGCTCCCCAGACGAGAATACACGGACCCAAGTCCCGTGCAGGTCCCATTCCCATAATTCATCTCCTTGTTCTATATGAGTTGCGATTTTACCATGAAGTTTACCACAAACACGTGGCTTCCATTGGCATCCTTGCCCAAATAATATGGGTGCGTCCCCGTAATATTTACGCAATAGGTTGTCCCGGAAGTTACAACGGGAAGGGTAACCTGCATCTTCCCATGAAGTAGGTCGAACACGCTCCTGGCCGTGGCCTCGGTGGTCCAATAGGTTGCTCCACGTACCAGTACCCGTATCGGTTTCTGCACCACGTCAGTGAGGAGATAATCCGCGATGGCCGGATCAAGCTCCTGCACGATAACGCAGGTGCGGGGGGCGTCGGACTCGGTGAATCCGGCGAAGAGGGTCGAGCCTACGACCAGGCTCGTGTTTGCCGCTATGTACTGTGTGATTTCTTTTATCAACATGCCCGCCTGCTACTTTCCCACGTCGATGGCTTTGTATATTGTCTCCCTATACTTCTGGTGAAACATCCCAATCTTTGTTGACATAAAGTGTATCCCACACCCAGGTTCAAACTTATCCGGCCACTCCTCATGTTGCTTCGCTGCGTAGGGGGCGTTGAACACCACTACAGCCTCCAATATGTCCGGGGCAAACGTATCCTCCCCCTCTACCGCCTTGTAATCCACATACACCTTGCTTGGGTCATATCGGCTTGCCGTCCCCGGAACCCCAAACGGCGAGTCTGCCTTCTTCTCCCCTTCCACAAACACACTGGCGCTCCCGATGAGGCTGGTGGTATCCACGGGACACTTGGGTTCCACGGTGATAGCGTCAATCATCAACATCTCCCCAGCTGCCGCTAACCCCTTCACCGCTCTCCCCAATACCACCCTCTTGAACATCCCCAATCTCTGCCGCATCATCGTTGCGGTAAATGTAACCGGCTTCTTGCTCATTTCAGGTAGACCTCCATGTACCGTATGCTGAAGTCTGCTTGCTTACCGATCTGGGCAATCTGCCTCACTACCCCATCTACCACCACCACATCCATATAAGATATGGTATCCGCATCCCGCGTGGCAAATCCATCCGTGATGATCTCCCTGTCCCTCATCAACACCTGCACTGCGCTCACCACGAACGCCTGCCCCACCCCCTGCAACGCCTTCTCCTTGTACAAT